TCAATTTCTATTTATAGCTCTAATGTTCTTAATCCATTCACGGAACATTTCTCCTTGCTCAGTGACACATATAGCATAGTTAACACCTAACCTATGGATGGTTGCTTTTTTTCCTGTCCTAGCATTCATTATATCATCACCTTCTGCAAAAGTTTCAGACTTACGATGCTGTTGTCGCAAAGCTTGTTCACGTAATTTCTTAAAGTCCTTCATAAACCTTGACCTTTACGAACATCTCTCATAAGTTTTGCTGCATCACCTGCACTTAATAATCCACTAAGAGCATCTTGAAATTTGTCCCACTTACCATCTTTAGCATATCCTCTCATTTTACTAGCAGACATACCAGAAACATCATTATCATTATCAGGATCTCGTTCTCCTGCTGACTTAACCTCTATACTTTTAAAGGCATATTCTACTGTCTTATCTGGATCATTAGGATCTCTATTATACTTATTTAATAAGGTAGTAAAGTCCTGAACTCTATCAGATCCAACAACCATACACACATCAGTATAACCATCAGGAGGTATTCCCTGAAAAGATTGCATGACCTTAATAATAAGATTAAGATCTGGAGAAGTTATTATATTCTTTTCATGTTTAGGAAACATCTTCTTCATCCATTCAATTTTAATATCAATTTTCAATGGGTTCTTATCAGCTTTGAATGATCTGGTAGGAACAATACGATAATCATCTGACTGTCCTGCTTCTTTAGCCACTGCTTCTATAAGTTTCAAGTGTCCTGTAGTTGGTGGATTAAATCTACCAAATGTAAACACTATTCGTTTACTTTGCATCACCTTCCACCCATTTCTTAGTTGGAAGAGTATCCTTCTTGAAGTTAGCAGCACTAAATCTAGCACGTTCGACTAATTTACGAGCGTGTGTACCATCCCTTATTATAACATATCCTTCTGGAGATGTCATCTCAAGTCCATCCTCAGTTCTGAGATACGTACCAAATCTTTCTCCCTTCTCCAATTTCTTAATAAAAATTGACTTAGAATTTTGTATGATTTTATAAAGATCAACAGCACTAGCTAAGGATGATTGATTCTTTTCAATTATATCAAGTCCATCATACATCTTTTGAAGCTTTGCTGCCTTTGCTTTAGGTGTCTTAAGTTTACCAACTGCCTTACCTAGTTCTCCCTCAAAATAATCTGTAAATTGTTTTACAAATAAATTGCCAGCAGGAACAGCAACTGCATCTCTAATATACTTATTAAAAAATACCTTCAACTTAGGTCCAACAGTTAATTGATCGTTTGCTTTAATCTGTTCAGAAACAATATCTAAAAATGGAGAAGCACTATTAACAAGTCTAGTACTCCTTTGCTTTAACCCAATTAAAGTATTCTTCTCTCCTTGTGTTAATAAAGTATCGTTACCAAGTTCTCCTGTCTCTGCACTGAGAACTAATATATCATTATGCTCTTTTAATTTAGATATATCAAATCCAAACTTAGCACTTAAAAATTCAATACTACGTCCTTCATAGAATGTATGGAATACTACTCCTATCTTTGCTTGTTTAACTTTATTGTATAAAGCATCACCTTGAGCAACAGAATATGTAATAGTATTAGGTTTGAAAGTTATATTACTTACACCATTTATTATATCTGTTCCCTTATCATCAGTGAATAATAAATCTCCCTGTGCAACACCCTTAATACCCAGTGCAGGAAGATACTTTAAAGCATCTTTTAATTTCTTTACTAGTCCTGGAGCATGACCATGATTACGTTCAATATCTTCATTAGTATAGTTAATTTTTGCATCCTTATTAAAAACTGACTTAGTACCAACAAAAAAAGAATTTGTTCCTGGATATAATCCACAGAATATAGCAGGAGCACCATCCCATTTTGTAGTAACAGTAAAGCTACTGCTAGTATTACCACTAAATGATCGTGCGAGATCATCTAAGAATACAAAAGCATCCTTAGCACCTGCTGTACCATCAATTAAGATGCTATCTTCTAAGTGTTCTAGGTGAGTATTCTTAGACATCAGTACAACTTCAAGAAAGGACCATATTGTTTACCTTCTTTCTTAGACATAAACACTAAGTCAGTAAGAAATTCGTTTAAATTATTATCACCATTCTTCTTAATAGAAAGGATAGTACATAAGAATGCCATCTGCATTATTTTACTATTAGTAACAAAAGGCTTGAATGGTTTTTTCTCAACCTTTGTCATTGTTCCTACCAATCTATCATAAGCATCTTCTGGATCAATATTTAATTTAACCCCTTGTTCTTTAAGAAACTTTGCCATCGCAAGAATCTCCTGCTTATCAAATCTTCCACTAACACCATTCAACAATTCATCTAAGTTGTATGGATAATCTCTATTTGATGATTTAAAAACTTTCCATCTTTGATCACTATGGTTATTAGTATATGCTTCAATAAGTCCTTCAACATATGCTGCTGTGGCCTTACCCAATCTAGCAGCACCAAATCCCTTCTGGGTTGCTTCATATTTTAAATTATCTCTCTTGGTACTAGTGTTTGCTTTAATCTGAAATTTGTATTGTGCATCACCATCAATGACCCAGAGAATACTATCCTGACTATCAAATACTTCTACACCATCATCATTTGTTGTTGACAATTTACATGATGGTGCAAAGTCACCAGTACCTATTTTAAATTCCTTGGATTCTAATGCCTTAAAATAAGAATCCTCCACGTTAACAAATTCCCACTTCGCTTCTTTTTGAGTAACCAACTTCAAAGATATACCCCAGATCTCTTTGTCCTTAAACAACTGTCTCATCTCAGCATTAAACTGATCTATCTTTGCTGCAAAAAGTCTCTTCCTAAAAACTGTATCTCCAGCAGCAGGTGTGCTCATCAGTTTTTTAAGATTATCAATATGTTTATGCTGTTTCTTTATTAACCATATATCAGCAGGATTCCAATTATCTTTTCCTTTAATTCCAAGAAGAGTACTATCTTTTGTACCTATAACTTCATCCATAATAAAATCCATAAAGGGGCCATCACGTTGAAACTCTTCAAATTGATTACTACCACTAAACTTTCCTGAATTAAGAGCTGCTAACAATGCTTTCTGTTGCTTATAGAAGTTCTCTATCCATCCCATATCACATGGAACTCCTGCTATCCTTTTCCATATAGCATCTAACTCTTCCCTACATGGTTTATGCTTTGCAATATCTCTTGCACTCTTAGGATTTTTAAGTTCACCTATAATAACATGCCTAAAAACAATAGCAGAACCAGTCTCTTGTAGTTTTGTCATGTCAGATGGAGTAACTTTACCTGCACTTCCTTCTGTCTTACCACTTGCAAGAAATCTTATTATCTGATATCGTCTCCTTGCTTCTGGATTAAAGACATGTATTGGTTCCCAATCTGGCATCCATGGCCATAATGTATCAACATACAAATCACCCTCATTTGGTGGTTTAGCAGCACCTTTGTATGCTTGATAATCCTTACTCTTAGGGAGCATTTTGATCCAATCACTTCTGGCACGAAAAGTAAGATCTACAATATCCACAATATGTTGAGGACATTTCAATGTTATCATCATTATTTTGTCCCCTTCCTTAGTACCCATTTTAGGAACATGAAAATCTTGTTTATTTAATCCATCCCAAAACCAGGTGTTATAATTACCAGTCATACTGACAAGCCTATCCCACCTTCTCTTACAGAATTTAGCACCTTTACCACCACCAAATCCCTCTTTAATATTTTGGTTGGTTAAGACTGTATTAAAAGCTGCCATGAAAAAAGACCTCCCTACTAATATATTTAGAGGAAGGTCTTCTTTTTATCTGTCTCCTGCTGCTCTGTTCTCTGAATTTTCTACATCAAACGATCCACCAGGATATCTTTTCTCTAGTTTTTCTACGTTCCGTAAGATAACGTCGTCGAAAGGTATGTCCAGAGCCATACAAGCTTGTGCCACATACCACATAACGTCACCCAACTCAATAATAAGATGCTCTCTATTGTCGTCATTCCAAGGTTTACCTTGAAACACCATCTTCTTAACAATCTCAAGAAACTCGCCAGACTCAGCAGCAAGCCCAACGCCAGCAGTGGTAAGACGTTCAATATTGGCACCTTCTCTGTCAAGTTGACCCAGACGGTCAGCAAGAGCGACAAAATCCTTAGAGGAATCGGATGTGACAGCATCCACGAAATGAGTGTACTTATCAAAATCAATCATACTTAAGATTTGCGAATGTTTTTTTGTCGTTAAATTTTTTGACGAGTTCTACCTCGGCTTGTTTGTCTTGCTCATCCTGTCCAGAATTAACTAAACCTGATGATGCATCCTCTATATCATACAACCTCATCTTAGATCTGTCAATCCCTACACAGAATTTCCTATTCATAGTAGGGTCATTGTATCT